CGGTTAGTACCTTGTTAGAAATAGCAAGTGCGTTTGCGTAAGCGAAATGGTGAGAACTCGTCGTTTCAAATATGCCGTCCGTGTCTCTAATGGAGACGCTGATAAACCAGTGTTAGAAGAGAAGTATGAGCATGCTCCTCCTCCTCAGACACGCTCTCCAACTTCTAAAGAGTCGGACAGCCTGTTTAGCAGCACGACTGGATCCACGTTTAGCGATCTAGTCACAAGACCATCCTCAGAATTGGATGGCAGTGTGGATTCGAAAGAATTCACTGTGGGGGACTATAAGAAAGAGTCGACCCAGGCGTTCGCGCCTAAAGAACCGATTCCTAAAGAAATGGAATCTGCAGCTGCCAAGGGGAAACCTAAGGTGGCCAAGAAAGACCTTGGTAAGAAGAAACCTGCCAAGGCAAATCCTGAGAAGAATATGGCTACTTCCGCAGCTATATCTAGTCATCGCAATGACAGGAACAAGTATCCTCTGGTTGAATATAGAATTCCCAAGAGTAGAGAATTCAATGAGGCTAATATCAAGCTCTTGAATAAGATACACCCCTGTAAATTGTCTGACCTCCATTCTTATGCCCACTCTAATGAACACCCGCTATGTGCAGCGGCTAGATCGATTGGAGAAGCTTACATCTTAAACGAGGTTTTGAATACCTTGGCAGATCACAAGCTTAAACCCGATTACATCTTGGATGTTGGTGGAGCAGGACGTCGTCATATTAATATGAAGAGGCGTTATGTTTGGAGTTGCATTCCTACGCAGAGTGCAAAAGATGTACTGAGGAGGTTTACCATTCCTCCTGGTCAACACTGTGAACACTCATGGTCTGAGTGCAAGTGCCACGACTTTCCCATATCAATGAGCGTGCATGCAATTTATTACATGTCACCTCAAGAGATATTTGACAATGTCGTTCGTCAAGCAATCCCCTTGCATTATGCTTTATTGCATAGGTATGTAGGAGATTCCGGTTCATTAATGGACGGGGAGATGACTTACGTTCGTCAAAATTCTATGCTTTACGTTAAAGCGAATGGGAATATCCATCACTACGTCCACCCGACAATGGACTGGTTAAATGATGGAGTGGCTCTTGTTAATGGTGGCACGCTCGTTTGGGAGAAATGTAGGAGTTTTCTGGACTCTGAAGTTTTGCGTTTTCATGCAGTCAAATGCTTGATACCTTTGCACCCCAAACTTGAGCCTGTGCCCCAACCCGTCCTGTGTGTCGATGACAAATTCGAAACTTCCCGTTTTGATGAAGTTGTCAATCAGTGCATTTTGCCCCACAAAGAGATCAATACGTCAAACCGTAGTAAGTATTTGGAGTCAGTCCGGCGTAAAGGATTGGCTAACGGATTGGACGTGGTCAAGTTGGTGAAATACGCTGATGAGGTGTACATGGCCCAGGAAGCCGTTGTGGCCCCCGTCAATGACAAAATACAAACAACCGCTTATGAACGTCTGGTGCGTCTGCGCATGCTTCGGGTAACTGGAGATTATGTGCTGCCCGTCGTCATATTGACAGCTATTTTGGCTGTCTTGGCTGGTGAAGCTTTTTCGTTTGACAATGCTCTGTGGGCTTTAGTCTACGGAGCTTGTGCTGGAGTATTTGTCATTGTTTGCGCGTGGGTAGCTTCGCGGTTCAAGAGACATCAAGACTTTGATGTTGGTCTTCCCAAGTTGAGTTTTCTTGACTTGTGGAATGAACGTTTCGCCAACTGGAAATGTAAGGCCAAGGTAACTGATTATTGTTGCCAAATGGCTGATAAACCCACGGACAAACGTAAGCTCGTCAAGCTGAAGGTACCTGATGATTATTCTGAGGAGTGCCATGCTAAAGACGCTGCTTATGCCATGGTTTACAGCCCAAAACATGCGCCTTATTTCCCGCGAAATTGTTCCCACAATGTGGTGAGCAGCATCAAGAACAAGTTAGGGCAAGAAATTCCGGGTGCCGGCAAGTACTCGTTTTCTTTGCATCCTTTGCTAGAGCGAATAGCTAAAGAGGCTAATGGTACGATCCAGCCTCTGGACTGGGAATCGTGGGTATCACGATTTCCCGGACCTAAACAAGCTCGTTTACGCAAGGAATATTCTGACGCAGTCGATGATGTTATCTTGAATTGGAATGAAAGCAAATTCTTTACCAAATTCGAGGCTTATCCAGAGCCCAAATATCCACGTCCCATTCTCTCTTCCATTGTTCATCTGAACTTTGCGATAGGAAGATGGTTGATTCCATTGGCTGAATTTTTAGCTGACGCGTTGCCTGACAATTTCTTGTTCCCTCTGCATGGAGATAGCAATGAGATTGGTGAGTTCAGGTCATCTATGAGTGGCAACGTAGAAATGGATTGTGATTTTTCATCTTTTGATTCAAGTCAAGATGAATTAGCTCTGGAGATTGTCTTTACGTTCTTGGAATTAGCTGGTGTCCCTAAAGAAGTAGTGGATCGATGTCGCGCTGACAAAGTGTTTTGCGTTATCCGAAACCGCAAGGGTTTGAAGGTAATCATGAAAGGTTGTAGATTTTCGGGAAGGTCTGAGACTTTACTGGGAAACTCCCTCGTGACCCTCAATACCGCTTTGCATATTTTTGGAGTGAAACTAGTCGGTGCAATGGTCAAAGGTGACGATACCACACTCTATCTAGATGTTAGATATGAGTACGATGTCGAATCTTACAAACTTCAATATTTAGGAGTAGGCTTGGTAGCTAAATTACGTGATGTCGATGATTATGAGGTAGAATTTTGCTCCTCAATTTTCGTTCCCACGATTGATAGCCAAGTCCTAGTGGTAAAACCCGGCAAATTACTAGCGAAAACGTTTTGGTGTAAGAATTTGGAGTATGGTCCCGAAGATATGGAGAAGCAATTTGCCTCCATTTTGAAAGGACTAGCTAATACTCTCCAGGATTTACCAGGTATTAGAGGATTATACAGGAACCCTGTTTATCTGAAATGGTTTGGACAAGTTGAAGCACACTATGATATGTATAATGAGTATGCTTCCAGATACGCTACTTACGGAAATGAAGCAATTTCATTTCTATGTGAGCGTTATCAAATAACGGCCGCAGAACTTGCGGAACTAGAAGTTGAGTTGTCATCGAGCTTTCCCGTAAGGTTAGAGAGTCTGGCAGCGATTAGCATGATCGAGAAGGACTGGTCAGCTAGCAATGATGGTTCCCACCTCACTGAGATTGTTCAAGAAGTTAATGAGAGTCGTCTGACTCACATTGGCCTTGAAGAGTTGTTCTGCTTTTATTTTCCTTATGGATGGTTGTTATTAGGACTTGCGGAGTTTTGGATGACAGGCGATTACCGACATGTACTGGGACACTTGGTGTTACACTTTGTGAGAGGGTTCAACCCTCTTTTGAGTTTTCTTGTTCACACAATCAATAATTGTTTTGCCGGCACAATACGATTAAGTGTAATAATGGCAAATAGAAGGAACAAAGCCAAGAAGAAAACCGCGAAGAAAACACGCGTAACCAAGAAAAAGGGGACCAAAACCCTTTCCAGATTCGCCAGCATGGTAGCAGATCCCTGCAACTCCGAATTGGTTCCAGGAGTGTATGGTGATTCAGCCGGTATAGTTGCCCGTTTCAAAGCTAGTAATGCGTTCACTAGGACTGAGACCTCTGGTTTCTTTCTCTGGTGTCCCACTGGCTCAACGAAATTAGGAGGTAACCCTGAACCGATTGGGTCGGTCATTTACACCACCAATGACCCGACTTCACATCCCTCTAATACTAATGCGGTGCCCTTTGCCCGCTCTGACTGGACTACAGGAGGAGTCCCCATGGATTTTGGAGCTAACAACTTCAAAATTGGCAGCACGTGCTCTGAGTACAGGGTGTTGTCAGCGTGTATGCGTTTGTTATACACGGGGGAAACTTCGTCTTGTAAAGGCAGAGTGGCATTCATAAACGGACTACCCACGTCAACTTTAGTTAGTGGTAGTGCCGGAGTTCCCATGAGCGTCAACGATCTTTTTGCTTATTCTGGAGTGACCGAGAGAATTTCTCTCGATGCTATGGAGAATCGTTACCGTCCCATCTCGGAATACACTAAGTATTTCAAGAATGACTCAGACGCACCCATCGCACATCCCACTGGTTTAGCCACTGTTGTAGGCAGTGATTCAGCTAGGTTCGGAGAAGTGTGGTTTGGGTTTGCGTGGACCGGATTGGCCATGTCGAACTTGGTTGTCGAAACAATCGAGAACTTAGAATGGAAGCCTGACTCTGCGTTAGGTTTCGCGGGCTTGCCCACAGTTTCCAGATCATCACGTGACTACATGCATGAGGCAGTCGCTGAGTTGGATCGTGTACATCCAGGCTGGCAGAGTTCAGTCATGGACTACGTCACCTCAGCAGGTATGCAGGCTGTTAAATACGCACTCGGTGGAAGTGCAATGCTAGGAGGAGTTTCGGTTGCAAGCAATCGATTACGAATCATGGGATAGACCGCC